GTTGTTGTCGCATTGGCATTGACTGCTCCGGAAATAAAGTTGACTATTCCAGTCCCTGCCCCAAATCCAGATCCAGAAAAACTTAATGTAGATGTATTTCCAGAATATATAGTTCCAGATATAGAAGAAACTGTTGGGGTTTTTACTGATACTTTTAACCAACCTTGAGATGTATAATTTTCAAACGCATCTTTATCAGTATTATAATATAAAGTACCAACCCCAGAATTTAACGGTCTACTAGCAGTATTACCTGTTGGAACTTTAATATATGTGGAAGATATTGTCGTATTTGAGGTGCTATCACCAGTTATAATAGGCATTATACTTCCTCCAATTTAATTTTATATCTTTTTCCAGTTTTATTATTAATCATAAAAATATTATCTTCTCCTTCTTGGAGTGTCCAATTTCCAGTTGTTCCATCTATAATATTCCCAACTGTACCTTCATTTGAAAAATGCATGTCGGCAGTGTATAGATTTGCCCAACGATATGACGGTGAACCTAGATTATATGTATTATCGGTTATTGGTAAAGTATTTCCAGAAGTAAATGTTCCATTAACATTCAGTCCTCCAGTCATATTACCGCCAGTAATTGGAACCACATTTGATAGAGATGTTGAATTTAAACCAACAACATCAACAATAGAATTTGCTATTGCTGGTAGATTTAATACAACACTGGTTCCAGAACTTATATTAACATCGGTTCCATTTAATAATTTAGCACCGTTTAAGAAAACATCAACTAAACCAGCACTATATCCACCAGTTATTGTAAATGATGTTTGATTTGCGGAGGCGATAAAAGTTTGTCTGACAGGAACCGATAATAATCCTGCTTGATTTGGGGATGCTTCAACCCACTGACTATTAGTTCCATCAAAATAATATACAAACAGTTTGCCAAGATCACTATTCCACCATAGATTTCCTTGTTGTAGGTTTAGTGGAGCAGTATTTCCAACAGCAACAGCACCACCAATTGATCCCCAACCAGATGTTGTATATCCTTCAAAACTACTCGTATTTGAATTATATCTGAAATATCCAACCGAAGGAGAAATATCTCTTTGTGATGTCATTCCAACAGGAATTATCGCAGAACCATTACTTGATGTTTTTTGGACTGCTCCGTTTGCTTGAGCGAATGCTCCGTTTGCCCTATCAAATGCTGTATATGCCGTAGTTAGGGCAATTTGATTTTGAACAACAGATGGATTTGGAATAGCATCAACCCATTGAGAACTATCAATATCAGTATAGTAAATTCTTAGAGTACCTTCCCCATCAGAACTATCCCACCACAGATTACCAGCAGTTGGTGTTGCTGGAGCTGTATTTGCTATTGTTACTGATGCGCCGCCGCCTCCAGAAACGGATACATATGCCCAACTACCATCTCCGCGAAGATATGTATTAGCATTAGCAGTACCACTACCTAAAAGTGAAACTGAAACGGTTCCTGTGGAAAGGTATGATGCGTTTGCTGCATTTATATTTGCGGTGTTTGCTTGGGTAAATGCTGAAGTAATATTAGTGTTCTGAGTTTTATCAACCCCTTGGATTAATACTGTATTAGAGATAGCATTATTTGCTTGGGTAAATGCTGATTGACCAATAGTGGTGGCAGTATTTGCTTGAGTAAATGCTGAAGAAATTAACCCCGTGTAATAGCTAGCATTTTGTCCATTCAATAGTTCTGAATTTAAATTAGCAACTAAAACATTCGATGTTGTATAGATTTTACCAAAATATGAATTATTTGCTTGAAAATCGGCAATTCTAAAAGTTGAATTACTAGTATCAATATATGGAGACGCATCGGGTTCTGGTTGATAATTATCAAATACTTTCCAAATACCATCAGAAGCATCTCTAAAGAAACCAGCATGATGGTATGTTCCATCATTATAATTGCCAGCGATTCCCAAATCTGGATTAGCAGTGTTTCCATCAGAGTTAAGATAAATCATATTATCTTTTACTGACAGATTATTTGCCGATATTGTGGTTACGTTACCGGAGAATATTACATTACCAGTTACAGTTAAATTGGAAGATATTGTAACTGCACCAGTTATATTTCCACCAGAAGTATTGAACTTCGTATTTGCGGTATCATAAGCAGAGTTTGCTTGCCTAAAAGCACTATTAATATTAGTATTCTGAGTAGCATCAACACTTTGGATTAAAACAGTATTTGAGATCGCATTGTTTGCTTGAGTAAAGGCAGAACTTATATTTGTGTTTTGAGTACCATCTACACCTTGAATTAATATTGTATTAGAGATGGCATTGTTTGCTTGGGTAAATGCTGATATAATATTGGTGTTCTGAGTGTTATCAACCCCTTGGATTAATACTGTATTAGAGATAGCACTATTTGCTTGGGTAAATGCTGATATAATATTGGTGTTCTGAGTAGCATCAACACTTTGTATTAATATTGTATTAGAAATCGCATTGTTTGCTTGAGTAAATGCCGATTGTCCAATAGTGGTGGCACTATTTGCTTGAGTAAATGCTGAAGTAATATTAGTGTTCTGAGTGTTATCAACCCCTTGAATCAATACTGTATTAGAGATAGCATTATTTGCTTGAGCAAAGGCAGAACTTATATTGGTGTTCTGGGTAGCATCTACTGTTTGGATTAAAACAGTATTTGAGATCGCATTGTTTGCTTGAGCAAATGCTGATGTAATATTTGTGTTTTGAGTATTATCTACTGACTGTATTAGGACAGTATTTGAAATCGCATTGTTTGCTTGAGCAAATGCCGATTGTCCAATAGTGGTGGCACTATTCGCTTGAGTAAACGCACTATTAATATTAGTATTCTGAGTAGCATCTACTGTTTGGATTAAAACAGTATTTGAGATGGCATTGTTTGCTTGGGCAAAGGCAGAACTTATATTTGTGTTTTGTGTTACATCAACACTTTGTATCAATACTGTATTAGAAATAGCATTGTTTGCTTGAGTAAATGCTGATGTAATATTAGTATTCTGAGTGTTATCAACACCTTGAATTAATATTGTATTAGAAATAGCATTGTTTGCGGTAATTAGTGCTAAATTAGCAGATGCTGCAATTCCATTTGCTACATTTAGTGCTGTATTTGCGGCAATCCAAACTGGTGCTGCATCATATTGATCCGATCCCCAATATTGAATTGAAATTGAATCGTTTGCGCTCGCTCCAGAATTTAATGTGACATTAGTACCTCCGGAAGCAACATACTCGGTTTTACTTAATAATATTCCATTTCTATATACATTGACAAATCCAGATGTATATGTGTTTGCTGTTATAAATGATGTTTGATTATTTGAGGCAACAAACTCATCAACCTTCAGGGTTGAGGTTAAATAAATTGATCTATCAAAATACCATTTATTAACAACAACATCATCTCCCCCACCTGCTGGAGTTGTTAATATTATTGTTGATCCGTTATTTGCGGTATATTCTATTTGTGGTAATAATACTCCATTAACATATACACTTACATACCCAACACTATATCCATCAGTTATAGTAAATATTGTTTGGTTGTTAGAGGCAACAAAATCTTGTGATTTATAATTTGTTGTCAAAAATCCGGTTGTTTGTTTACTATTTGCGGTATTTGCCAAATTATAAACAAAGTTTAATGCGTTGGCAGTTGGGGATAATGTTATTGAGGTTGAATCATAACTATCATATAATTGAATAACCCCATTTTGTGATGTTGTTGCTGATCTTACACCAATAGTAATTTTATTATTAACAGAATCAGAATCAATTACAATTGCTCCATTACTTTGTAATGAAAGAGTATCTGAATTTGATTTTGATGTTAATAATGTTGAATTTACATTTAATATTGAGAACGCATTTGTTGTTGCTACATTTGCCTTTATAAATGCTGCTGTAATATTAGTATTCTGAGTATTATCTACACCTTGAATTAAAATAGTATTAGAGATAGCATTATTTGCTTGAGTAAATGCGGAAGTAATATTTGTGTTTTGAGTAGCATCTACTGACTGTATTAAAACAGTATTAGAGATAGCATTATTTGCTTGAGTAAATGCGGATTGACCAACGATTGTTGCTGTATTTGCTTGAGAATATGATGCTCGTGCGATTATGTTGGCACTGTTTGCCATTTCATAATCGGATAATGTTATTATATTTCCTAATGAATGTTTAGAAAATATTTTAGCATCGGAGAGGTTGAGTGCTAACTCACCAATGTCTAGATCACCAGATGCCGGGATTTTTCCGGGTACTACTGATCTTTTTAATTGGAATTTAGTATTTGCCATTTGGTATTTACCAGTAAAACCATCCTATATAGGATGATTATTGTTGTCAACTAAAATGTATCATCAGAAGATATTTCTTCTTTTGTTTGCTCCTTCGCAATAATAATTTTTTTATTTGTTTTATCTTGCTTTTTAGGTATTACTTTCTCCGATTCATATTTAGAAGTTAGAGATTGTATTTCTTTATCTTTCTTATTTATTTTTACTTCAAAATCAGAAGATATAGATTGTAATTCTTTATCTTTATTATTTATCTGCGATTCTAGATCAGAAATTTTTTGATTGGAGGTATCCATATCATTAGATAGGTTAAATATAATATTATCTTTTTCTGATACTAAATTTTCAAAACTTGACTTTTCTCTTGATAATTTTTCAACCTGAGAATTTAAAGCTTCAATCATGTTTTGTAATCTTTCATGAGTTTGTCCAGAAGAAGAGGTTTCGTTACTCTTCTGCTCAAGCAATCTTTTTAATTCTTCAACTTCTTCTCTATCAACTCTACTTTGCGCTTGAAAAACAATATTTTTCCCAAGCGCATCATGTAAAGTTCCGGTTAATGTTTCAATGTAATAATTAGTAAATTTTTCACTCATAATATACCTTTAGTTAATAATTAGAAATTTCCGCCGTCAAGAGTTGAAAAAGAAATTCCCGCAGATGTTGAATATTGTAATACATGACCATCAGATGGGGTATTGGTATATGACATTGCGGTCCCAGTTCCAGAATAGTATAGAACGGAGTTTGCTGTTACTGAGGTGATTCCCAAACCACCACCAGTCATGGTTAATGTTCCGAATGTTGGGGTTCCAGTTCCCCCAGAAATAAATGCTTGCCCAGAACTTCCAACGGAACTGAATGTATATGATGTTCCGTTACTGAATGCTATTGAACCAGCAGAACCCAATGTTCCATTATTTGTACCACCATTTGGAATTGGAAGAATTCCAGAAACATGGGTTGTTAAATCAACTTTACCATATGAAGGAGTTGATCCAGAAAGTAAAACATTTCCAGAAGATGCTGCTGCTAATTTGCTTAGAGTATTTGCTGCCGAAGCATATAGAATATCACCTGTTGTATAACTTCTTAATCCAGTACCACCATCGGTTGTAGCAACCGCAGATTTTAGATTAGAAACCGTTCCTTGGGTAATATTGGCAACCAAGGTTGCTGTTGTAAATCCATTTGAAGTTGGAGAAACGGTATTATATTCATCAAGTTCATCACTAACCCCAGAAAATAGATAGAATGTATTTGATTGTGGTTGTCTGAATAAACCAGTATGTAATTGTGAAACTCCATCAAAATAGTTTGCAGCAAAACCAATTGGAACAATATCTGAAGTATAGTTATTGGCAGCAAGATAAATTAGTGGATCAGAAATCTTATATGTTTCAACATTGATATAAGATGTATTGCCAGTAAATGTGGTATTACCAGAAACACTGAAATCCCCAATAACACTGAATGTTCCTGTTTTTGTTTGGTTTCCAGTTGTTCTAATGACGGTATTATCAACATCCACAGTAACATTATTATTTGTTACTGTACTGGTAATACCATCTCCACCAGTGAATGTTAGTGTTTCGCCATTATTAAATAGATCTGTTCCTGTATCACCAGCAATGGTGAATGAACTTGATACGGCAACGTTTGCTGCCGATGTGACTAATCCTTTAGCATTTACTGTAAATACTGGAATATTGGTTGTTCCACCAAAGGTTCCCAAATTAGAGTTTACTGTAGCAAGAGTTAATGCTACATTTGAGTCTGCTGTACCATCAGCAGTTGCTGTACCAGAAGCATCTCCAGAAACATTAATATTTCTTGTGGTTTGCCATCTCGTTGCTGTATTAGCATTACCAAACAAATTGGCAGTAATATTTCCAGCAGAAAAGTTGCCAGAAGCATCTCTTTTTACTAAAGTACTTGAAGTATTAAGAGAAGTTGCAGCATCAATAATTTGGTTGTAAGTATTTCCTCCAATCGCAATGACAGTATTTGAGGAATTACCAATATATAATTTTTGAGATTGAAAAGAATATGCTAACTCACCATATTGTAACGACCCTGGTTCTGCGGTGCTACCTGAGCGTTTAATTTGAATTACTGTATTAGACATTTGTTAAAACTCCGGAGGATTTTGAATATATATTTTGTATTTATGTAATCTTATTTTTAACTTTTTTGTTGTCTATGCTGTATAACTGCCGGAAGAAGTAAAGGTGTGGATAGTGTAACCACCAGAAGACGTGACGGTTCCTCCGGTTCCTCGTTGGGTGCCTGCATATCGAATAATGACGATGCCGGAACCACCAGCACCAGAATTTGCTCCAGTGCCATTGTTTCCTCCGCCACCACCGCCACCGCCAGTATTTACTGTTCCGACACTTCCTGCGGTTCCGCCTGTGCCGCCATTACCACCACCGCCGCTTCCGCCGCTTCCGCCCGAGGAAGAGTTAAGGGCACCGCCACCACCTCCTGCGTAGTAAGTGCCGAGAGACTGCCAATTTAATCCGGCTCCGCCAGCTGTTCCCGATCCTGCCGCACCTGCACCGCCGCCGCCTCCAGAGTTGTAGGTAGATACAGCTCCCGCACCAGCGTTACCTTGCCCAGAAGTTCCAGAACCGGATACACCAGAAGAAGCAGCGTTACCACCAGCACCCCCACCAGAACCTCCAGAACCTCCGTTTGCAACTCCATTTGTTGCTGCCCCACCATATCCACCACCAATTGAGGTCGTTGCACTAAAAGATGAATTTGATCCGTTTGATCCAGGGTTTGCATTACCCGTCCCTCCTGGACCTGTGGTAGAAGCACCTCCAGCACCAATAGTCACCGTATATAAACCAAGGGGATTAACTGTCAATGAGGATGTAACATACCCTCCTGCACCGCCCCCACCGCCTGGACCATTACCACCAGAACCCGCACCTCCCGAGGCACCTCCGGCAACAACCAGATAGTCAATCGAATATGATTGAATAAGGTATCCAGCATTTCCAATAGACACGGCAACCCATCCTTGGGATGAGTCCACATAGACCAAAGAAATAGCCGCTCGATTCGTTAATATAACAGCACTAGACGCCCCCCCATTGATCTTCCCGCCATTTGGGTTGATCGTAATGCCGTTAGTAGCAGCAGTCCCACCATAATCAAATATATTGACCTGTTGACCAGCAACTGGTGATGATGGTAAAGTGACAGTAATTGCTCCATTTGAAGTATTAACTGGATATGATCTCCCAGCAACCGCAGTAAAATTAGCAGTTTGTACAGATTGTAGAGACATGGAAGCAGAATTTGCCGCAGCATATGCGGAATTTGCTACATCATACGCATAATTATTTGCCCAAGCGATTGAAGTATTTGATATTGTTAATATCTTTCCACTACTATTTGCTAGACTTGATGGTAATATTGATAATAATCTTGAATTTGACATAATTAAAATGTTCCTGCGTCAATACTACTAACATTAATGTTTTGAAAAGTTAATTGAGTACTTTCATATTTACTAGTATCTGAATTATAAATCAACAAATCATTATTAATAGGGGTCAAAGCAGAAACATCTGCCAAATCCCTAATTCTACTAATTGGAGATGGTTTTGCTAATTTAACCAAATAATCTTGTTGAGTTCCAAGTTTAACATTAATTGTAGAATCATAAGTTATAGAATCAACTCTTATTGGATTTTGACTATTTACCTTAACTGATACTGCTCTCAATGCCATTATAGTATTCCTTATATTTTTGTTGAACTTGGATCAACATATAAAATACCTTCTAGAATTTTAGATCTGGTATTGCTAACACGACTAGTTAAAAATACATCATAGACATATCTACCAGAAGCAACATTTTGTGTTACTGGAGATGTTAACGAAATTGTTAATACATTATTGCTTGTTATTGTTGTATTGAATTGTGCTGTCGTATTGGCAGACCAATATGACTTTCTAATTTGACTTTTAACAGAATAGTTTGAAATATCGTATGGAGAATTGTTGATAGAATCTAAAGTAATATCAACAGAAAAGTCTTCTCCTTGTTCTAAAAATAATTCTAGATAACCTGCTGACATGGAAATTCCTTTTGGTAAAATTTAATCTATTATTATTTATGTATTTTTTAAATGGAGAAAAAAATAATGCCAGATTACTCTGGCATTTATATAATTGAATAGTTTGTTTTTGATATAGTTTATACTGATGTATAAATTGCTCCGTTATTTGGAGCTGCGGTAGCAACAACAAAACTACCATTGGCCGAACATCCAACGATGCCATATCCAGCTGAACTTGGATAATAAACATTAGACAAATTGGACGAATATTGATAGAATGCCGTTGCCTTCTTTATAGATGAAAGTCCAGGATATCCAGCATATATTGTTGACCCATCTCTTGATAAAGTAAAACATATATCATTAGTAACTGGATTTGAATCAAAGTTTCCATAAGTACCACCAAATGGAGAAGTATACCAAAGACCGCCACTCTCTGAGGATGCGACAATTTTTGATCCTGATGCGTCTGTTTTTATTCTTTGGATTGAATTGTCTGTGTTTGGAGATGCTGTCCAAGTAGATCCACCATTGGTTGTATAGTAATAGTCCGCAACTGGGGGTCCGCCATATATCCGCGTTCCTCCATTACCGACTACTATTCTATTTCCATCATCAGAACATGAAATACTACTAAAATTTACCGTAGCAAGTCCCGTTTCAAGAGACAAAATCGTTGAAAAAGATGATCCATTATCTGTTGATTTGTATACTTTACAATAGCGAGTATATGGAGATATTGGGAGATATGATGACCCTGCCATTACAAATAATCCTGGATATGGAGTATAATTTTTTGCGATAGCAATGTAAACGGCAGCGAACTCAAAAGTATAAACTTTTGTCCAAAATCCATTGGTTATATATCCAGAATATGTATTTCTCCATAGTCCACGACCTGCCCCATCATCCCCAATCATATATACCCAATTACCATCATCGGTTATAGCACAACCAAAATATGCGGTTCCTGAAGTATTATCAGATTGAGTTGACCAAGTTCTTCCATAATCTGTTGAAATAACCACCCACCCAGAACTACTAACTATAACAATATATTGTCCAGTTGATGAAACTGAAATATCATTCCACCTTTCGTATGAATTATTTTGGGCAAAACTATTTGTTCTTTTTGCCCAAGTAGATTGTCTTCCATGAAAGGTGTCTATTGAAATAGTTCCCGAGGAAACATTTGCTAATGCCCTAAAATTAGAATCATTTAGGGATGCGACTTCTGTTCCAGACATTCCTAATTCTAATTCAATGGATTCTCCGGTGACAAGTCCACCAACACTAAGTCTTCCCGATGCGTTAAGAGGCATTTTCTAATCTTTCCACTTTTTCTGACAATTCTTTAATTGCTTCAATTAGTAATGGGACTAGTTTTTCATATTGTACGGTTAGATAATTTTCTCCAGAAATACTATTTCCGAATTCATCAATATCAAATGGTGCTGGTTTAATTACTTCTGGAAGAATGGTTTGAACTTCTTGAGCAATAACCCCAACTTGTCTTTCATAATTATTATATCCAAATTCTTCTGCCTTTTCATTTTGTTTAAAGTATATCCCAGAAAGAGCATTTACTTTGTCCAAAGCATTTGGAATTTTACTTAAAATTTCCTTTAATCTTTTATCGGAATAATATGCTGTTACGTTATTGGTTGCCCTTACTTCACCAGCAGTTCCAGAAGCAGCAGTACCAACTCCTAATGAGTTGAATTGTACGTTATTAGCAGTACCAACCCCTTGATTTAATGTATAATTTCCCATCAATACTGCCGAGTTTGCTAGAACAGCATTTGGGATTGATCCGGTTAGATTATTGGCGGATAGATAATAACTTGCTTGTTGACTATTTAATAGATAACTATTTAAATTTGAAACAAGATCAGTCTTTGTTGTATAGATTTTACCAAAATAGGCATTATTTGCTTGGAAATCTGCGATTCTAAAGGTATTGTTGCTTGTATCAATATAAACAGATGCTCCTGGTTCGGGGACATATTGATCAAATACTTTCCAAACACCATCTGAAGCATCTCTAAAGAAACCTGTATGTCGATATGTACCATCATTATAATTGCCAGAAAACCCAAGATCTGGATTAGCTGTATTACTTCCATCATTTAAATATATCATATTATCAACAACACTTAAATTATTAGCATTAAGTGTATTGACGTTACCGGAAATTATAAGGGTTTTATCTATTTGTAACGTTCCTGTTACCCGAACATCTCCAGAGATTGTTCCTCCGGTTGAATTATATTTACCATTTGAACTATTATATGCTGCTTGAGACAAAGTTAATGCGGTATTTGCTTTGTCAAATGATGCGGTTGCTGTTGAATATGCGGTATTTACTTGCGATATTGCTTGATTTGCGGTATTAAAGGCAGCAGGAACTGCTGCGGCAGAAGCATTTGCCGAAGAATATGCACCATTAGCAACTCCAAATGCGATTGATAATGTGTTCGCTGTTGTATTTGCGGATGTATATGTGGTATCTATTTGATTATTAAGATTGTTAAAGTTATTATCAACTTGAATGTTTGATAGTGGCGAATTCGCAATAGCAACGCCACTCAATCTTACTTCAGTATTCCCGTCAGATTGTCTTAATGTTATTGTTGCCATATTAGTTTATCTTAACATTCCAATTTATGGTAATAGTATCCGATGCTTGTTTTGTAATTACTGGGAACGTTATTCTTGAAAGCATGGTTCCACTATTTGCGGTTCCACTATTAAATATACCAGCCTCTGTTAAAGCACCCGTTCCAATTCCTGGATTAAATGTTGCCGCAAATGCGATGACATTAGCAGTTGCTGTTGCGTTAACTAGTTGTGCCCTAGAATTTGCGGGTTCTGCTTGTAGGGATGTCATTGCGATTGAACTATTGGCATTGCTAGTTCCGACTGCCATATATGACATAAAACTAGAATTGTTTGATGCGATTCTACTAGCAATGTAATTCTTTCCCACTTGAACAATCATATTGTTCATATAAGGGGTTTCAAGTTTTACATTACCGTTTTCATCAATTAATGTAAATTTTACTTCACCAGATAATTTTATGTCTTCTGAAAACATTTATTGACCCTTTTATGTTGATTAGATTTCTAATAGCAACCAAAAATAGATTGTTATTAGAAATCCCCCTCAAAAGAGGGGGAAATTGTTGTTAACTAGCAGTGTTTGCTGAAAGTTGAGTTTTTAGTAGTTCAATTTCTGCGCTAAGTTCTTTAACGGCATTAATCAAAACTGGAACTAACATTCCTTCTGCCATTTTCAAACTATCTACATTTTCATTATCAACGATAATTGGAGAATCACCTTCTAATGCTAAAATTTCCTGAGCACTAAATCCATATCTAACTCTTTCACTGGTGATTTTATTTGTCAATCTATCTTTCCATTGATAAACAATTGGGGTGATTTGATTGATAAATTCTAATCCTTTTACTGGAGTAGATTTGATATCCTTATCTCTTATATCTGAAGTTGTTATAGTACCAACCTTACAATAGAGAGTATCATGGGTATTATTTCCAAGAACAATCTTATTTGATGCGGTTGTTATGTTTATTAAGGCATCCGCCCCAGAATAATCCCCAATCGCAATATTATTACTTCCAGTTGTATTATTTGAAATAGCGCTGCGCCCAATGCCAATGTTGAAATTTCCTGTCGTGTTAAGCCAAAGGGAATAAACGCCATATCCTTGATTGTGATATCCTGTACTATTGTTTGCTAGTGCTTCTCCACCAATGGCAATATTTTCAAAACCAGTTGTGGTATTTTGAAGGGTTTTTTGTCCAATACCAATATTATTCCAAGCAGTTGAATTGTTCCAAAGTGAATATGTTCCAATTCCAATATTATATTGTCCTGTACTATTATTTGCTAATGCCTCACCCCCAATACCAATATTCCAAACTCCAATTGTGTTTTTTTCAAGTGATTTTTGTCCAATACCAATATTATTCCAAGCAGTTGTATTATACGTCAAAGAATTGGGACCAATGCCAATGTTGAAATTTCCTGTCGTGTTATTTGACAGGGCACTATCACCAATAGCAGCATTCCAAACTCCAGTTGTATTTCTTTGGAGTGATAGATTTCCGATGGCAATATTTTGATCACCTGTTGTATTTGCTAGAGCTCTAGCTCCAATAGCAATATTGTTATTTGCCTGTGCTGATTTTAATGCTTCTACCCCAACCCCAACATTAAATGTCCCAAAGTTGATTTCCATCATTGAACTATCACCAACGGCAACGTTGCCGCCACCTGTCATGTTATTTGCTTGTACTAAGTTTCCGATGGCAATATTTCTATCCGACGTAGCATTTCTTAGTGCGAATGCTCCAATGGAAATATTATTATTTGCCCTTGCGTTTTGTTGTGAATCATATCCAATAGCATGATTAAATGTGCCCCAATCTTGTCTAGTCCAAAGGGCTCCATGCCCAACAGCAACGTTACCATATCCAATGGTATTATTTAATAGAGCAGATCCACCAATAGCAATATTATCACTGCCTGTGGTGGTCATTTGTAATGCCCAAACACCAATTCCAATATTATTATGACTGGATGCTGATGTTGTTAATGCTTGTTGACCCAACGCAACATTCCAATATCCGGTAGTAAGACTTGCTCCCGCACCAATTCCTAGAATAACATTATTTCCTATTCCAGCTGATGATCCCCTAACACTGATATTACCAGCAGTAACCGTTCCGGTAACATTAAGATTTCCAAGATCATCCAATACCATTGTAGGTGTTGTATTGGATGTGCTTGAAATATTTCTAACTTTAATTGTTGACATTTTTTACCTCGTTAAATTAATTTGTATAATAACTATTTATACTATAGTCCAATAACAATCATCTGGAATCGTTACCGTTTTGTTATTTGCGACAGAAATTGGTCCTGCTGTCATATAGTTTTTAAAACTGGTTAGTGTATAATCATCGCTAATGATCTGATCATTTTCAATAAAAATCGAATCCGTTCCAGCACCCTTACCACCACCTAATCTCTTCCATCCATCAGAATCACGTCCTTCAAAATTTGTAGTTGTTGTATTATATCTAATTCTTCCCGCTGTGGTTCCAGAAGGTCTTTGTGCTGTTGTTCCTGATGGAAGTTTTAAATATCCGGTTCCAGTATGTGTGGTATTTGAAGTGACCGTCAAATTGCCGATGGTTGTATTTGCGATAGTAGCAACACCAATTGATGTAGTATCAATAATAGTAGTTCCTATCAAATCAGCATTGTTGATTGTGGTCGATCCAGTAAAATTGATCGTTCCTGTTGCCGTAAGATCTGTTGCTAATACATCAGCAAGAGTTGATCTTCCGGATACATACAATTTATTTAAATTTGTATTGGTAGTTGCGGTCAAATTTCCAGTTCTAATACTTACAAAATATGAATTCGCATTGGAATACATATCACCAAGGAAATAGGTATTGCCTCTGAAAATGGCAGTATTACCTAAATCCAATATAGTGTTTGATGTAAGCAAAAATGTTCCATTTGATTTTTCATAATATCCAGTATCAAGAACATTCAATCTAGCAACAGTTTGGTTAGTTACAATCATCCATTCGGAGAATGTATTACTGTAGGAAACTTGTCTTATGCTCATTAATTTTTACCTGTTAAATTATTTACAATTAATTGTTTTAATTCGTTTATATCCGACTTTAGGGAGGAAATTTCCGATTTAATACTATTTATTTCTTTTTTTTGTTCCAACATAATATTCTTTCTAAGTATATATTCATCTAGTTCATTCTTGTCCATATTAACTAGAGATAGATTGTCTAGATTTCTTATTATGTTGGTCCCTTTTATTTTTACAAATTCCATACACTTAAACTAGCGCAATTGCTCTAAATTCCTTAATCTTAGGAATAAATGTTGAATCGGAAGTTCTATAAACAAACTTAATAGCAAATTGAGAGAATGTTGTATATGCTTTTCCGTTAGATTTGCTCACATAACCAACTGCTGTATCGGCAGTATTATTTGATCCTGGGGCAGCAACATATTCATAAAGATCTGTCTTTTGTGAAGCATATTGTTTATTACCAGAAATCATTGTCATTAATTGCCAATCAGAATCATCAAATAGTTGCGTATCTTCTCTGTTTAATATCTTATAGTATACATATATATCTGTATTCACAGGTCTATATGCGGTAAAATAAACATTCAAATCAGAAGCATCAAATCCCGGTTCCAAAGTTACAGATTTTGAAATTTCTCTGAATAGGGAATTTCCACCTATACTTGATGTTTCTCCATGAATCGCAAGATTTGCTCCAGATCCAGTAGTTGATGTAATACTTATGCTTGATGATATAGTATTCGCATGGTTTCCAGTATCAGAAGAAATTGTAAATCCAGTAATACTTCCGGTTGAATCAACAGTAGGATAAGCAATTACATCTTCACCACCATTAATTGTATCCGCAAAACTTATACTGATCTGATCTGTATTTGAATATCCAGATCCTCCATTAATGATTGTAATATCTTTGGATGCCAATTCTAGATTATTGATTCTATACTTAACACCATATAATGTTAATCCAGCATCAGAAATAATTGGACTGATTTTAGAGTCTGTTGTATTTAATGTTGCTTGAACAACAAAAGAGTTGTTGCTGGCATGTTGTAGAACTCTAGGACCAGTGTTATCATCTAATGATGTATCATCATAACTTGCGGTTCCATATTTTCCTGGATGGAAACTTGTAAATGAACTTTCTTGAGCCGGAACCCCATTGGAGTATCTGGTTGACTTATATGCGTATGAAACCTTGGCACTATCAAATTCAAGATCGGTTGTTGTAACATTGAAAGCATCAATAACAACATCTGTTGAACTTGCGAAATATTGATTCGCATTGGCGATAGATGCCGTATTCGCAATATATGTTAGATAGTTATCAACAATACTTCTTTGTGGTAATTTTTCTGGAACGACATATTCAACGGAAACCGACCCAGTTTCAAATTCACATCTGTCTAATTCAAACATCAATGTTTGATTTTGGTCTGCCGTCCAAGTCAAAGAATTTTGAGATAGGAACAATCCACCAACAGAAGGAACCTGAGAAATCTTTAATGGATTTGTTGGGTTTTGATCAGTTGGTAAATTCTTAGCAGTTGATGGAATCGCAACATCTCCCAACTTACAAGCATATAAAGAATATTGCTTTGAGTTGGTCTTAATCATTATCGCATATAAAGTTTCCGCTTTAACATATACAGGAGCTGGAAATTCAAACTCAGTATACTTAGTAGAATCCAAAATATGTGGATCATCACCAGCAAGATTAATTTTATCTGGTGGTAATGTTACGATAGAGTGATCCAAAGTCTTTCCATCAGGATATCCATTTACAGTCCCCAATAAAGAAACAGTAATTGGAGAATTATGATCTGTTGGTTTTGTCTTGAAGAACAATTTGACAGACTTTATAAATGCCCCATTTGGATAATTTTCTCCAAACAACATAAATGTTTGACATAGAGGATCATAATAATACGGATTTTGCGGAGCAGGAAACTGTATAGGAGGAAACTCCGGTGGTTGTGGATCAACAATCGGCGGTGGTGGATCTATCGGTGGTGCCGGATCAACAATCGGCGGTGGTGGTTCCGGTGGCGGTTGTTGAGGAGGCGGTGGCGGAGCAATATATGTACTATAAAAATTAGTAACATTTGCCGATACCGATGATTGATCAACAGTTTTTAGATATTGGTTTTCGGTTTTTGTGAAAGTGAAGTTTGCCGAAGAAATATCCGGAGCAAAGTTTAAATTCTGCTTTTGAACACTTAATCCAGAAGCATAGAATGTTGCTTCCGCAGAGGTTGTTTCTGAACCAATATTACCATTAATTCTGTTATCAATTCTAAATATCTTTTGTCCAACATTGAATGTATTGTTTGGTAGATAGAAAATACCAGATATTGTTCCAGTATCATCAGTAACCATCTGTCCAGTATAATTTTTAATTGAATATACTGCGTTTACAACGGATGGAGATACTGTTGAAGAGTTACAATATGCCGTTCTTGTTACCCCATCATATCCTGTGATTGGATAATCCAATTGATAATCATCTAAAATAATATTTAATGTTTTCCCAATATATGCTCCATCAACTGATGATGCTAACTGAGAAAGTTTAACCGAATAGTTTGATGAACTTGCCGCTTGAATTCTTCCGGATCTATGGGTATAATATTGTAGACCAGCAGTTGCCGAAATTCCACTTACGGTTCCGTTCTTATCCAATCTTAAAGTATATAAATATCCATCATCTGTATATTTGCTTGCGTTAATATCCCAGACAACATCCAACATTTTAATTGTTGTGTTTGATTCGCTCAATTCTCCAGAATATCTAGAGTATAAAATCTTACCGACCGGAACGTAAGTGTCTCCAGATTTATATCCGATAATTTCCGAGTTATTAAATGCGTTTGATGTTGACGTTGTTACTGCTAGAGTATTTGTCAATCTAATTCTATCAGATACTCTCTTACCATCAAAATAACAATCAACTCCGGTACTCATCAAAATATCGGCAGCAACAAATTCAATTTCTTGTCCCCTAATATAAGGGTTGATAGAAACATCGGTTACAAATCCATTGTTGGTTTCATACTTATTGCCAAGATCTGTCCAATATCCAGAAACATCTTTTCTTTGTTGTGTTGTATCTGTAACTTTATAGTTTGTTGATGTTGTTGTTTGTGTGACACCAGAACCCCAATATCCATCTCTTGAAATAAAGGTTCCAACAATCCCTCTTAGATATGACAAATATGCTTGATCAGAATCTAAAGTGGTCGCATCTACAATATGCTTATAATCTTTTGATCCTAATGTTGATCCATCTGGAAGAGTATCTTGTCCATATACAGAGATAAAATTGATGATATCCTGGGATGACATTGTTGTTACAGCATTCCAGTTACCAGTAGCAACTGCTTTTGACAAACTTGTTGTTGTTCCTTCCGCAAATTTTTGCGATGAAGAAATTGTTTGCCAAGCACCAGTACTCAAATGGTTAATGACATCACTTTGTAGATATAATTGAGTATCCGGATTGACAATCAATAAATCTGGTAGTTTTGTTGTACTAACCCAATTATCCATAGGAGGATTTAGAATACATTGTCCTTGGGTATTGATAAAACTAAATGGATTTACATTAACAGTTCTTGTAGCAAAACTTTGGGTTGCGGCTGGAACCTTTGAATATTTCAATGTTACATAAGAATTGATTCCATCATAGTCTACCGAATATGGTAGGGCATTTCTATCAGCAGCTGTCAATTGATTAAAATTATTTAATGTGTCCGCTAGATATAACTTAAAGTTTTTAACATCATGAACTGGCAATAATTCTTGTTTGACTCCATTAACAGAGGCTGAATAATCTATTTTTGAAGTATCAGAAATTTTATATGTACTGAAATCATTAGTTAGAATTCCAGATTTAAATCTGTTGAGTCCATTAGCATCTGGAATTTGTAATCCTTTGGCACTTTGTTCTAGAATGCTGAGCGAACTGTAATATTCTAATCTACCAACTCTATCTTCTAATTTAGTAATATCTTCCATTCTCCATCTCTTATGATTGACATTTTCAATCTTAAGGGAAGATGTTGATAATGGAGAATTATCATTAGAAATAAACATGGTATATGGGTCATGTGTGACCCTTGCGATTGTTATTGCCCCATCTGGTTCTTTTGGTTCTTTTGGAATAACCGCAGAAATACCTTCAATCAAATTGATCTTATTATCTTTTGTTACAACAAGAAGATCCTTCCTTCCAAGATAATATTCATATGATAGTTCAAAATTAGTGTTGTCATATGGAGTATATACACCTCTTGTTACATCATCTGTATTATTTGTTCCAAGTTCAAAATCATAAACGGCATTTTTTCTTGCTGGTCTAAAATCCAAACAATCTCTTAAATTATATTCATTTCCTGCCTTGCTGATATAAGTAGGAATTCTGCTATATGATTCTGGTTTATTGGATACTGGAGAAACATAAGAGTCTACGCAGAAATATCCATCTCCCCCAGTTTGATTATAATAATTTAGAAGAACGATCAAATCACCAACTGGTCCGGATGCTCCAGCAAGCAATTTGATTGTTGCGTGATCATAATAAGCATCTCTTTGTCCAGTATCCAAAATATAATTTCTTGTCACATCATATTTTGGATTTGTTAGCATTGCTGCGTTTGCGGTTTCTCCAAAATTATCAATGATCTTAATGATATTCTTTACATCAGATACGAAAAGACTTTGCGAGTTAGCATTGAATTGATTTTTATATAGTGTAACCTGACCTCTTGGTAGATTAACAAAGGCAATATCATTATTTCCATCATTAACCGCAGTTCCAGAAAGCGCAAGAGCAGAAGTATCTGCCAAAATTAAATCTTTTCCTTTGATTGCTCTATGGGCAATATCTGTGGTATCTTCAACATTAATTTTGGCAACAACATTAATTGTTTTTCCAAGAATCTCTGCTCCAGATTTTGCGGTAATTCTGGCATTTGTTCCTGTTGAATCAATAACAATGCTTTCAATATTATCGCTTGCTGATAATACGGAACTTACTGATGATGTGGAATTAGTATAGAAAGTAAAGTTTGAATCAATATCAACTCCGGTTAATGTTACTCCAGAGGTATAATAACTTATATTATGCCCAAGACTTAATGGTAGAATTAATGTCAATGGAGTTCCAACACTGGTTGAAAATGCTTTCTCTCTAAATGTTTGCCAAGAAGTATATTTTGTTGATGTTATTGAATTGTCTTTAATATATGCTTCCCCAATTGGAACGATAAGTTCTTCTTTTTGAGCATCCGATAAGAAAGTCTTTCCAGTAGAAATTGTTGGGTTCTTACTTAGATTATTGACAAAACAATACTTTAATCTATCAGAAGTCCATAAACTATTAAAGTTTGATGAATCAAAAATTAATGAGAATGTATCTGAAATATTGATTTTATTTGGTAATTTTGTAGTTAATGTGGCAACTCCCCCAACATAACTAGCAATTTCAAATTTTGTTGCCCCAATTGATTGTAGATTGATAACACCTTTTACTCCATTATACAATCCATCAACCATTGGCATTGAATCTGGAAAGGCGATTTGAGAACCATCTTCACTCAAACTACCACAAACCAAATTCTGAATACTCTTAGTTTCAATATCAACCAAATAATTCTTGAAGATATAATTATCACTGGTTGTTCCAGAAACATATTCTACTGCTCTAATTTTAGCAGTTGCTGCTAATGTATTGGTAGAGAGTTCTGAAGAATTGTCAGTTTGATTAATATGAATTTCAACGGGTTCAAATAGAGAAGAATCAAAAAGTCCGTTGTTATTGCTAGTGTATAAGAAATTTCCTTGATCAATATAAACATTCTTATTGCTAATATGATTATTTGATCTTGCTTTATTACTAACAATATTTAATGTGCTTTGGTTTTCAACCAAATATCCCTTAACATATGCTTTACCAGGACCAACTTTTAGATAAAAAACATCATCATGATTTAAAATTTGATCAACAGAAAGTTTAAATCTGTTGATAACAAAATCACCATTAGTATCAAAAGTTCTTGTTGCTAGGTAATCATCAATTTCAGAATAAATTGTTCTATTAACTTTTTTTACTATAACGCCAGTATCTATAGTAATTAAATCAACAAAGAATTGGTCATCAGAAATATCATCTAATGGTTTTGTTACCAATGTTAAATTGATATTATATCTATCTGCTCCTGGTGCTTGGAAATTGGATGATCCCAATGCTGGATCTAATAGACTATAATCATCTTCCGAAGTAATAATATTTTCTTGAATTTCCAATCCAACTCTTACATTTGGAGTATTAGTATATTCTCCAATAGTAATGGTCTGTTTCTGAACACCAACAAAGAATCCATTGATATAGAAAACGCCATCATCAATAGAAGCAATTGAACTGTTTCCTCTATGCGGAATATATTCTGAATTTTCGGCAATAACTTTTGCGATTAAACCATCAGTAGAATATGTCTTAGAATAAATGTTGTCACCAGCAAAAAATTTTGTTCCAGAAAGATATCTTACGATTAAAGTTGGAGGATCAGTAATATTGCCAGATTGTGGGTTTAAATATTCAGGCTCATGAGTTGCTAAAACAATGGCAACAACCCCATTAGCACTATTTGTTGTTAGAGTTTTTCCCAAGAAGTCGGATGCTTTAATTTCAATATTATTTTGATTTACAACTTCTAATTTTACATATTCAACATTGAAATCTACGGTAACTTGCCCACCAGAAATTGGAGTATTTTTTGCGAAAATATGATCGCCAAATTTAGTAATTTGGTCTTGTAGAATAGTTTGGGATTGGGTTAACTCTCTTGCTTGGACGGGATACCCTGGTTTAAATAAAATTCTATGAAAATTTGAATTCGCATTAAAATCATCGTAATATGGTGCTAGTTTAATTTTATCTAAAGTTTCTGTAGACATATGTTATTTTTTTCCCTAATCCAAACTTTAATAGTTTATTACTAATCTGAACAATTCAGAATCATCTTCGCTTCGCGTGATTCCTATTCTATTTTCTATATATGAGATTTTACCAGAATTTATTATAATATCTGGAATAACCTCTTGTAAAACTGTTGCCGATGCCCCAGATGTTGCCCCATATATTGGGTAATCTTGTTGTATTATACCTAGTGTATTTATAACCTTTAAATCATCGTTTGCTGTAAAAGTCAAACAATTTGCTTTAAATGTTGTATTACCAACATCGGTTCCTTGATATACAATTTCATCTTTTAGGAAAGTTCCAGATTCATTAGCAATTAATATTTTTGTATCGACTTCATAGACAGAATTGTTTGCTGGTTTTGTTAAATCTTTTTGTGAATATGGATTGCTTATCAATCCTAATTGTCTATATGTAATATCAACTGGAATTTTATTACTTTCAGTTCCAATTACTTGACACGTTATCATAGCATTTCTACAACCAAATTCAGTCAATGGATCTGATCCATGTCCTCCAGGAGGAGAAATTGAGAACCAAACTCTTGCCCCATTACCTCCAAAAGCATTTGGGGTCAACTTAACATTTGCTGAGGTATAATTATTTCCTGGATTAATCATATAGATGTCAATAAGATTATTATTGGCATTCACATAGGTTGATGCGAAAGCATCCTGTCCATCTCCAGTAATAGTTACCGCAATTGTTCCAGTTCCATTTTGATAACCGCTTCCTTGGTTGATGACATTAATAACATCAATCTGTCCAAAACTAGCATTTGCCGAATATGTGGTATCTGTTTTTATGGAGATTGGCATCCAGTCCCGACTAAAGAATTTTTGCTTTTTACCTTGATCTATAGTATAGACATACTTCCATTTATATCCATCTTCTGTAATAATAACTTCTTCTTTATTAAAAGTACCAACATCAAAAACTGGTTCTTCCGAAGTTAGTTCCAAATATTTAATTGATCCACCGGAAACATAGACTGAACTCGCATTTCCTGTTGGAATTTTATACTTTTCATCATTGGCAATAATGATGGAAACATTTCCTTGTCGAGTAATTGCGGTTTTATAGATTCCATTAAAATTTGACGGGTTACAATCTTGAATTCTTATATACCGACCAGCTCCCAAATCAGGACCACTATGCGTAATATTAAGATAGCTATTTCCAGAATTTGTTATTGTTCCAATGATATAAGAATTTGAAGTTGTTTGTCCATTCCATAAACATTTAAATACTTGATCAAAACAATTTCTAACATAAAACTTTTTAATTAGTTTGCCATTTACATCCTTTGAAAAAAGATTTTCCTCATCAGAATAAGTATCATAAGAAGAGTTTGATTTCCAATCAATTCTTTCAATGACTGGAGAAACATCTGGAGTAGCAATCTTTTTTATGGCAAAAATATGTTTCTTTACTTGCTTGAAGTATTTTTGATTATTTTCTGGGATTGGGGGTTGAAATTCATTATCCCAATTCTTTAATGCGCTTAAAAACAGATATAAATTATTATCTGTATTATATTTTAAGTCCGAATTTGGTACTAGTGAATAATATAACTTTTCTACTTCTAAAGAAAAATAATTATCCGTTAATAATGAATTTGAAGTATTTGCTGTCATAAATTATTTTGGAATTTGAACCTTTACAAATTTTAGCGTTGTTGTTGAATTTGTTGGAGTTACTGATATAACAACATTTGCCCCTGCTATAGCAGCATTAAATGTACAAATTCTACTTGCTCCAGTATACATTATAGAATATTCGGAAAATGAAACCGAAGATCCATTACATAAAACTAGAAGTTCAGATGCTTGAGACTCTACTCCGGAAGATGCTTGGATTGTATATTTAGCAGTCCCAATAGATGCGGTTGGAAAATAATCTATTGGTTGGACCGCAATACTTGTTATGGTTTTATCAACATAGACTGGAAACCAAGCGATTGAACTTCTAACTACATTTATAGTAGTGTTTGCCAAATATTGACCAACTAGATTTATTACAGAAGTTGCTGGAGTCAATTCTGTTTTGGAAGTATCAGAATTAATAGAAACAAATTTTGTATTTCCAGTTAATGTATTCTGAACAGGTAAATCTATTAATTTAATTTGTGAATTAGCCATAGGTTATTTAAAATGTTGCTATCGTTGAACCAATATAAGTTTCGGCAAAATATGTGTTGCTCGCATAATCTTGTGTGTCCCAAGATAATATAAATCCATCTTCAGAATAATCTGAACCATCTTCAAGACTTCTGGTAGTACTAAATGCCAATAGTTCTGTTGTATTTATATCATCGCTCAACGCCTTTGTCATTGCGAATGTGGATTCAGTATCTTCAGCAGAAGCATAATCTGTTGTGATAGAAGGAACAATTCCATGATTAGGGAAGTAAATTATATCATTATTTTCAGTAACTAATGTTAAGACATCACTATTTACAGCACTATCATAATTCAATTGATATTCAAAAGATATATTATTAGCATCAAAATTATGAATTACGCTGATTAGTTGTTGGTTAATACTATTACCAGATGGGTTGATGTCTCCTTCACAATATATTGTGGCATATTGATTGGTTAGGACTTTAACATCAGTAACCTTTATATAAATGTTATTTGATAGAGTTATTAAATCTCCAATTCGGATAATATCATTTATCTTAGCATTAGGATCACTATATGCTCCACCATTTACAAAATCAAATACTTCAGTAATCTTCTCTACAATAATTGTATTAGATGTTGCGTATCCCAAAGCAACATTTGGATAATATAGTCTTTCACAATCTTCTATTGTAATAGTACTATTAGAATCATCTACACTAACAATCTTGGAGAAAACATTTACAAGTTCTCTTGGGGTGTTTTGACTTATTACTATATTGTCAGAAGTGTCCAGTGCGTAAGATAATGGCAATCCATTAGTTTTAACTGTATCGGAAATATTTCCTACTACTTCACCATCACCCAAGATGCTATTGACTCGCAATATTGCTCCAGACCCGAAAGAAGTATTGATTACAATGCTTGGTAAAGCATCATTACTATATCCAAATCCACCAAGAGAAGAAATATTACTATTGTCAGTATAATATTCAACTTTGGTAATTTTTCCATCAACATCAACATCCGTAATTTGAGCATATGCCATAGAACCAAGTCCTCCAAAGAAACTTAAAGTTTCATATGGAAGGTAGTTTCTACCCCCACTTACAATTTCAATTGGACCTAGAATACCCAAATAAGATAATTCTGAAGTATTATATTCAATATCATATATTGAATGTGCCTTTACAGATGGGTTGTTTGTTGTAAGATTTTTTGCTCTTATTTCTTTGATTGGATATGTTTGAATATCAAAGAATGTTAGGGCATTTATTAGTGTTGTATTGGCATTAGCTAGGATATTGTTGGCAAATGATAAAATTGTATTTCCAATTACAAGATCTCTCTTTAGTCCAATAACATCTTTTGAAAGCAATGTTGCTTCAACTGGTTTGGTTTCATCGACAGAATAAATCTCAGCATATGCTCCATTTGAACAATTGACCCCAGAGAAAGAAATTGAACTATTCCCATTTGAGTATGTTCTGAATCCATACCCACCATTAATAACTTCTAGATTATAGATTGGTTGAGCATCAATTTCAGAATATCTGGAAGTTACGCTCGCAGAATTGGCAGTTATTCCAGTAATTGTTCGAACGTTAGCATTAGCAATAATTGAATTTGAAGATACTATATCAATAGAAACATTTATTGAGTGATAATTTTCTTTATAATCAACATAATTTTCAATTTTTACTACACTAGTTGATGAATTTGCTAAAGATATTGGATCAGAGACAACTGATATCTTTTCACCATCTCCAAGAATATTTTCAACAGTTAATATTGCTCCAATACCAAATTCCGAATTCGCAGTTAGTGTTGGAAGATTTTCTTCTCTATATCCTAACCCTCCAAGATTATATTCATATTGCCCATTTGGATCATATGTATAATCAACAGTTAGAATTGCTCCGTTAGCATCAACACTGGATATGTTGGCATATGCTCCAAACCCATCCCCTCCAGTAAAAATAATATTATCATTTGCTTGATAATCAGATCCACCGGATACTACTTTAATTTTTCCTAATATTCCAAGATTGGATAGTACGGATTGACTGCCAACTTCATTGTCATACAGTGAAAAGGCATCAACTTCAATAAAATCAGTATAGTAATCAGAAGGAGTGTTTAGGACCGCATTAGAGATTGGACTAGTATTAAATTGAATGAAAGAGAATACATTTGCTAATGTTTGATTATTGGCATTTGCTGTTGGATTATGTAAAAAGTTTAATGCCGTATTTCCAATAGTCTGATTTCCATGTGCCCCAATTATATCAGTTACAATTAAATCTGCTAATGAAATGTTTGCTGTATTTGGATCAATGCTTGATATATACCCAGATGAATTTGCTCCCCCCCTTAAAAAAACAATTTCACTGTTTGGATCTACTCTAAATCCTTCTCCACTAGCATTGACCTCAAATTTTAATTTGGGCATCTTGGACCTAATGTCCATATATGATATAATAGAAGGATTATATAAACTTCTTGATAGATTTCTTCTATGATATTCCGTATTATATAATCCGGAGTTTAATTTTTGAGGTTTTTGTGGGAGAACATTGGTCCCCAAAACTCTAGTTCCAGCAGGATGTAATAAATTATATAATACTTCTTTATAATTACTGAATGATTTTTCTACTTGTAAGAAATATGAATAGTAATTATATACATCACTTTCAATTCTACAAGAAGAGCTTGGTTGTCCGGATTCATCGAGGAAACTACCTTTGCCAAAAATTAATCCAGAGATGAAATTGGAAGTTGCCTTTGCTTTTCCATTACCATAAATTTTGACTCCATTGGTAAATCCATTGGAGTTATATGTTGTTCTTATTGTATAATTATAAAGTTTATCATTAGCATCAACTTTATCAATTGAAATACTTAGAGATCCATTCGCAGTTCCCTTATACTCATATACTCTGAGTGTATAATATGGGGTTCCTGGTGGAGAATCCGCATTTAAAGTAAATGAATCAACAAATGCCTTAAATGTTGAGTTGTAATAATCTCCCTGATAAACCAAAGATCCTTTCTTTGGAACATCAACTAAATTTAATCCTGTAATAACAATGTCTTGGGTAGTTAAAGAAACTGAAGGATTTTCCCTATAATTCTCACCAGCACTTATAACATTTACTGATTTAACCCCACCAATAGGATATGCGTTGGCAAAGAGAGATTCACCATCACCTAAGACAGATTCAACATATAACTCTGCACCCAATCCTGTTGTGGAGTCAATATATAATTTTGGAAGAGAATCGTTTGAATATCCAAATCCTCCGAGACTGGTAACATCATCCCCAGTATAATATTCTGCTGCTAATATTGAACCTCTTCCATCAACAGAAGAAATTTTAGCAAAGGCAAATGCTCCAAATCCTCCAACAAATTGAATTTCATCCCCAATTTTATATTCCTTACCTTTATTTCTAATCTTGATTGGTCCTAATATTCCCAAATCAAAAAGATTAGATTTGAATGTATTTTCAGTATCATATAATGATTCAACATTCAGATTAAACTTTTCATCATATCCTGATCCAGGATTTGCTATATTGAATGTTGAAAGTGGAAAAGTATTATACTCTTGGAAAGTTAATACATCTAATAATTTAGTATCAATATTAGCGGATTGATTGTTAGCAAAACCAAAAGATGGACTGCTTAAAAGAATATCCTTTTTAGAATCAATAACATCTTTTGAAACAAATCTTGTAAAAAATGGAGAATCAGTTTTTAATTCACTAATTATAATGTTCCCGTTTGATCCATTAGCAGTTAGCAAATTAACAGGAGAATAGTCCCTTCTGAATCCACATGATGGATTGGTAACAATAACTTCTTTTATTTCCCCATTATAAATTGAGGATACATTAGCGGTTGCTTCTAAATGATTTCCAGAATAATCAACCCCACCATAAAATATTGCTGGATCTCCGACCTTATAATTTTTTCCTAGATTGTTAGGATCAACAGTTACGGATTTAATATTTCCTATGATGGTTGCTTCCAATGTTGAACCATCAATAACAATTTCATGTAGTTGATCATCAACTATTTTGGCAGTTTCACCTGGATAAAAATTTGTACCAAAATCAGAAAGGAAGATTTCAATGGAATTATTTGATACTTGGGATCTTTCAATTTTGGCACTAGATTTTGATTCTGTTCCAAAAATTTTATAATTATCAACATATAAGAATCTTGGATCAAGGGTCTTTAATTGAATACTTTTTGGTTGAATCCATTTACCATCTGATGATAAAAGAATAAAATCACTAGCATCATAGATATCACAATCAGAATCAAATAATGCTCTGAATAAAAACTTAAATGATGCTGGGGTAGATTTTCTTTGATAGAGTTCTCTAGCAACCTTAACCAGTTCTCTTTTGCTGGTTAATGATTCTTTTGGAAAGTATTGAAGAAATTCATTAAAGAAATACTCCTCAAACTCTGTTATTGTATTGTCAATATCGGCATAGTTGAGAAGATTTTTCGATCTTTCTTCAGGATTACCAGTTGTTTCCAACCACTGGTAATATGCCTCTACAAACTGTATGAAAGTTTGATAGTCAGAATCATCCCTAATGAAACCAGGGAATTGAGATATTAACGCTAGAGAATCTTTAAAATTATCTGGAATCATTTAGTTATAATATTAATTGATACTGCCGTTGGATCGTTCTGATCTAAAGTTAATAATTTGTTTCTCTCAGAATATACTATATTAGTATCTGGAATAACATTAATTTTTAGTTGCCCAGAATTATTATTTATTGAGTATGGTTTAAAGTCAATTAAATTAATAACCCCAGAATAATAATCAACAGTTCCAGATTTTGGATTTAGAACATATTTGATTCCATTATTATAATAATAAGTTCTTAGATCCCCATATCTACCTTGAAGAATTGCTTTTGCTGCCCCAAGTATTCCTCCTCCACCATCAGAATCAATTTGGACTATCGCTTGAGTATATCCTTCTCCTGGATTATCAATAATAATTTCTTTGATCTTACCATTGACTATGGACGCATGTGCAGTTGCGTTTTTACCATCCCCAACAATTTTAATAATTGGAGTTTTGGTATAATTCGTTCCAGGATTTAATACTACAATTGAATCAATGCTCGTTGAAGATGCTGGAACTTCTTCAATATAAACATCTTTTCTTAAAATAAATCCTCCGGTTGTAGATATATTATTTATATCCAACATTTGGAAACTATCTGATGTTGATATGGATTTACCAAAGAAATCTCTTTTAATTGGTATTCCAAAATCCATAACATATGAAATTGATGTGTTGGTTGTTGGAGATATTCTTTTTTGTAATTTTATCTTCTGTTCATTTGTGATGATTGATTGATCCGAAGAATTAATTGTGGTAATTAAATCGGGAATTATCAAGGTTGATTCAAATGAATTTAAATTATTTGCCGAATATGCTTTAACAGAATTCATTATGGTAGTTCTTATATCATTCTCTGTTAGAGTAGTTTTTGTTGGATCTAACAAAACAGTACTCTCAATTGTTAAGAATGTATAATCAACATCAACTATATCAACATCAATAGTGACAACATTAATTGGTTTTACTATAGTTTCTTTAATCAGATTCTTTTGATTTTCCGTTACCGAATATCCGCCTTTTGGTTTCACAGAAATGAAAACTTTACCATAAACTGGAGGTTGATTATCATCCCCTCTCCAAACATTGACGGCATCCAACGGAAATGCTTCGGAATTCTTTTTTATCAATGCTATATAATCATTGACTGTAACTGCTCTTCCTTGTGCCGAAAATACTTTAGGTGCCGTATATCTGATAGAATCAATATCTTCTTTTGATCTTCCCAAATGTGCAGGAACTGTGGTTATAATATCAATTGTATCATATGATGCTATAGTATCAACCGGAACAAACGATGAAGCATAATTCGCATCAGATCCAGATGATGTTAGATATTTGACTTTAACCAAATTACCATCAAATAGTGACTTTCCAATGATACCATTACCAAAATACATTTCATAATTTCCATCAAGAGATTCTTGAATAAAATATACTTCGGAATTTCCATCTAATAATAATTTATCATCAACCTTATTAAATACTGTAGATTCATAATTAGTTGTTGATGTCTGAACAACAACTTCTAATGTTTCAAGATCAATATTAGCATCAGGAATTTTAAATCTATTTTCAAAATTTGTTGTTGCTGAATATACAAAGGTATATGAAATTGGTTCGCCACTTTTCAATTCAACATCCTGAAGGACTATATGTCCTGTTGAATTCGCATTTACCAAATAATCTTTTGTTGTTACGAAAGTATAGTTAGCATTATCAAGTTTTTCAGAAAGAAACTTTGTATATTTTGGAAGATAAAAAGCAGATCCAGTTAAACCATCAGCTCTGATATCAACCACTGCTGTCGGACATGATGTTGATAATGGAGTATATCCAAGAAGTTTGGATCGAGATACCACAGAACTTCTTCTTGTGGCAGTATCGAGGAACATTTCATTACCAACCATATTCAAATAGAATGAATTATAGTGGGTATTATAAGCAAGGATATCCATTAATATTGAAAGAACGCTTCCAGTATAAGAAGCATCTTTTAGAATATTTTGTCCCTGTAGATAGGTAATCAGATTACTTTTAATCTGATCAAAATCTGTTCCCGCAAGTTGTATATTTGAGTTTGATCCGCTCATTTAGTTTCCTATCGTATTCTTTCTAAAAGTAAATCTACACTGACTGGAGTAGTTGAATTCTCTAAATAAAATTGAACTGTTGCTGTCAAAGAATTTTCATCAGGATTGCTTTTAACATTAACTGTCAAATTTGAAACTCTTGGTTCAAAAGCAGTTATGACATCATATATTTCTCTTTGAACTATGTTTGCTGTTATTGATGTCATTGGTTCAAATAACATCTTTGAAACATTTGATCCTATTTCAGATTGAAACAATCTTTCATAATGGTTTGTTAATACCAAATTCTTAACTGAGCGAATTACTGCCTTTTCATTAATACTCAAGACCAAATCCTTCTTTGAAGGATGGATCTTAAACATTAAATCTAAATCTGAATGGAATGTTTGTGTTTTCATTATACTATTTATTAGTAGTGATAACCTATGTCGTCGGTATGAATACCCTTTGTGGTATGCTTGAGCATTTGAATGTCTTCAAGAATTTCAGTAACCGCCTTATTATGAATCATTTTTGTTTTGGCAGTAATATAGACATTTTTTTCTCCAGTGAGATATAAATCATTTGCGGCATACAATCTAACATCACCATTTGGTTTCAATTCCAAAAAACTTCCGGTTCTATGGAGAAGAGTAATTCTTTCTGCTCCTGGACTATCATCATAATCAATATAATGTCCAGATTCTGTCATAACGGAACAATTATATGGATATTTCGCAGCATAAAATGGTTTTTCTGATGCTACAATTTGACCATTAGCGGATGCTCCACCTAATGGGGTTTTGTCTATATTTTCATTTCTTGCCAACCTAGATGTTGTTGGTTCATCCAAATCTTTTTCATTTGGATATCTTGTTGGTTTTCCCAAATGAACTGGAATAGGTCTTTGCTTTACATCATCATCATCACCTGGATCAGAAAATCCTTCAGTTTTTGGATATATTTTTCCAGGGATCGCCGGAATAACTCCAAAATAGAATGGAAATTGTCCATCTTCACCATCCATAAAAAATCCAAAAACATTTTCTCCTTCTTTTGGAACATGAGTTGTTTGATATACATTGGCAGCAAATGCCGGATGTGCCCAAAGCAATTCATCCGAGGGAATATTTTTTTTGCTTTCTGTATGCCATCCAAAACAACGAACTTGAACTCTTCCTAGTTTTAATGGATCTTTTCTTCCTTCAACAATTCCTGTCCACCAGACAAATCCATCTAACCCTGGAAAATTCTTTTTATTTTTCATCGCACTCATAATATTTTCCCTTATAGACTTGGTGGGTGATAACTATCTTTAACAAGTTCCAAAACAGTATTAAATTCATTTTCTTGATTTAAAATATGTCTTAGAGCAGAAATTACATAATATCCAGACAAATATTGATCTTCCAAATTTCCAGCAGTAGGATCTAATCCTTTTGAAGTTTTTGTTAGTGTAACTTTAATTATCAATCCAGCAGAAATATATGGATCTCCAGGAATCATCAATTTCAATCTGTTATGTCCCAATAGTGCCATTTGAGCATATCTATATGGGACTGTGTTTTCAACATAGTTTGCCGATATATTTGGAACTTTAGATTTAATATATTTGCTATCTTTTTGATTTGTTGTTGAAGGATAGATCTTGATAGTTGATTCTAAACTCCCAGCAACTTCTTTGTTTGTTGGTTCAAATGCTGGGACTGCGTTAAATTTTTTATTTTTATAAAAATCATATTGACCATTAAGATGTTTCCAATAATCATTATAATTAAAATCAGCATTTTCGTGCATTCTTCTGACATGATCCAGAGCAATCATTCTATTCGCATACATTCCTCTTTGTGAAGATTCCATAGTATCATAAGAATTCATAACTTCAAAGGAAATTATTTGCTCATACTGACTGTATTGAGGACTTGAATATTCAATATTTTTTGTCCCATACCAATATCCACCAGAGTCTAGTCTATTACTATTTGAATCTATTAGTGGATTCTGATACACATATTTTTCTTTATTATAAAGTCTAAATAAAATAGTATTGAAAAAATAAGCATCCCTATTTTGCCAAAACAAATATTGAGCCCCATTCTTCAAATTCCCTGGCAATACATTACTAATTGCTTGGGTACAGAGCCAATTGATTGCTTCAAAAGGTCTTAGTTTTGGAATAACAATATCTCTAGTTCCAAATGTTTCTTCAATTCCAACTTGAGATGGTAAAGTAACATTTCCATTCTTATCTTTTACATCTTCAACTCTTAAATTCAAATACGTTTTACAGATATCTTTAATGATATCTGATATTTTCATTTGTTTATATGACTTGCTGATTTTTGTTTGTTCGGATAACATTAAAGTATCCGAACAAAATTGAATGGTGAAGTTTTCGTTCGTATCATTCCCCAATTTTCTACTTTTAATATTAAAAATTCTATATTTAATTGTTTCAAGTTTTTTTGACCCATTGGCACCACCAACCTCATGTTTACCAAGGGGAATTCCTCTTCCAGATGCCTTAGAATCTTCTGAGTTTGGTTTATCAATAACCAATTCTAAAATCTCATTGCCAGTCCACTTCAACTTATTTTGAAATGCTGATGAGTCGCTTATCATTAGCGATCCAGAAACGAAATTGGAAAATATATCTTCAAAATAACTATATTCAACAACAGCATTTTTGAAATCTAATTTTTCTCCAGTTGATGATGTTATTGTACACTCTTCAACTCTTAACCCAACAACAGATTGATTTTGTAAAGAACTGCTCATATTATATCAAATTTAATATTTCTTGTCTTGCTTGTGAAATGTAATCTTTTTTCAATATTCTTATTAATCTTTTTGATTCATTAACTTCATATTCTCTATCAAAATAAGTTACTTCGGGATACCTTCTACTAACAATATATGTTAATTGTTCCCCATCTCCAGTTGTAATGTTACTTCTACTGGGATTACTATCTTCATACAAATTAGCATATGTATCGGCATCAACAACATAATAATTATCTTGTGTTGGAGTAAATTGGTTACTTCTAGAATATATACTAACTCTTTTTTGATACCTATAAATAGGATCTAAATTATTAAGAGCGTATGTATATCCATCCATATAATTTATTACAGAACCAACAAATCCAGATCCAGTTCCCCCAAGATATGTATTGGATACAGAAAATGTGGTATTAGAGTCATAATTGGTTCCACCTCTAAAAACAGAAATATTTGAAACAGTATTTGAACTTACTGTTATATTAACTTTAATTTCAGTTCCTACTGTGGATATAGAAGTTGGATTTGACACATTCAATGGAACATCTTGATATATTCCATTAACATATCCAGAACCTCCAGAATTTATTCTGACAGTCTTAACTCCATTTCTGTTGCTATATTTATCGGCAATATATTGTTTAAAGATACTCTCACTCATTGGAAAATCAAACGTATGATCAAAAATATTATTGGTCAATAATATTATCCAATGTAATCTTTCATCATTATAATATTTTTTGGCAATATGTTCTGGTTTGTCGTGATCTTGATAATTATAATTATAATATAATCTATCATCATTCAACCAAGTATTTCGTATCTTGATTCTTAATGATAGATCGGTGAGAAGGCGATTTTCAAAATCTACTGTTGGAAAATATGAAAAAAAACTTGGCATTATTAATATCCTTTCTCAATATCAGATTTTTGAATTAGATCGGTTTCTTGGAAAGTTAAAACCATTCTCGTTTGTACTGGCATACCATCTTTATATGTTGACCAACCATACGGCGCATAATCTAAAGTATAATTTCTAAGTACGCAAGTTTTTATTTGATGAATGTTTGTATTCCTTTGTCCTTTGTGGATAAATTCTATATCAAATGTTGACGGAGCAATAAAGAATGCACCAGCAAAAAAATTTGCTTCTGGGTGAGAATGAAATCTAAATGCTCTTATGATATTTTTAACAGAGTTTGATTCATCCTCATTTCTTGGAGTAAAATAGAATTCATATTGAAAGGTTCTTGGATCAATACCTCTAAAAAGAACTAATAACTGTGGATTCATTGCGAATCCAGCAATACTACCAACGTTCTTACCAAAAGTATCAACGCCAACAGCAGCCTTACCAATAGCGGTAGATACAGACCTTAGAGCGTTCATTGCCTTTGCTTTCAAACTGCTACTACCAGAAGAAATTCCAGCTCCCTTAGAATTTGTTGCTCCCTTTGACATTTTTTCACCAAGTTGTAATAGACTTGAATTTTCCCATTCAATACTTTGAGATGTCTGCATAGTATCAGGAATATATAAAGAAATTGCTTGACTAATTCTATCATATGCCATTCTTTGTGCTGCGGTCCCCCAACTAGTTGTTGGACTTCCATTTTCATCTAAAGCAACATATGTTGATGGTGCCCCACCATATGTGAAAGATGTTCCCTTATAATAGTCGCTTGCTCTATGAACATTTATATAAAAATTTATATAATGTCCTTGGAAGATATCATGTCCGATATCTTGTGGATATTTCAAACTAGTAAAATCATACGGGGCAGTTAGATATGGAAATGGTAAATTTCCAGTTAATTCTGCTAGTGGGGGAGTACCTGGAATAGTTGGTTGTGCCATAAAATTTTAATAAAAAATGGAATAAATACTTATTATTTATATCATTTTTTGGAGTAGTTTTGGCAGGTCACAAATATAAACAAGGAATTTATATTCCAAAAAATCCTCAAAAATATAGAGGAGATGTCAGCAATATAATATTTAGATCTTCTTGGGAAAAAAGGGTACAGATATGGTTGGATCAAAATGAAAATGTTATTGAGTGGTCATCAGAAGAACACGTTGTTCCATATATATCTCCTGTTGATAATAAACACCATAGATATTTTTTAGATTTCTATGCTAAAGTTAGAAAAATGGATGGGACTATTGCTGAATATTTAATTGAAGTAAAACCATACGCTCAGACACAATCTCCGATTCCAAAATCAAGAGTAACAAAAAATTATATTAATGAAGTTTGTACTTGGGGTGTAAATTCTGCCAAATGGAAAGCGGCGCAAGAATTTTGTAAGAAACGTGGTTGGGAATTTAAGATTCTAACCGAGAATGAACTTTTCGGCAAAAAACCAAAGAATAAATAGTACATGGAATTTAAAAGCACAAAAGATTATTCTCAATATCATACTGTAGAATATCCAGAAGGATCGGGAAAACAATATATCTTTGATCCTTATAATTTTGGATATGGGTCTTGGGCAGTATTGACTCCCCAAGGAAAACCTGGAAAATACTTAGAGAAATCTTTACAAGCAGAATTAAATGAATTTTTCTTTAGTAGAGAAGAACTACCAAGTTTATATGAGAGATTCACTTCAGCAAGTAAAGAAGAGAGAGAAAGATTAAAAGATATTTCTATTGGATGGTTACAATTAAAAATAAAGGCAACACAAGCAAACAATTTACTTCCCAGAAATACAAAAGAAAGAACTAAACAATTTGTTCCTGGGGGAATGTATTTTTTTGTGTATGATGCCAAACATAAAAATACCTTACCAGTATGGGATAAGTTTCCATTGGTCATTGTTTTGGATAAGACTACAGATGGTTTCTTGGGATTAAATCTTCACTATTTACAGGGACTCAATAGAGTAAGATTTTTATCACATTTGTTAAGTGATTTATCTGTATATAATAGGGCATCCGATATTTTAAGACTTCAAATAACCTATAACACATTAAAATATACTAACCAATATAAGGATTATAAAGTGTGTATAAAAAAATATTTAACGGACCATTTAAGATCAAAAGTCTTGCCGATTGAATCGCATGAATGGAATTATGCTGCAATATTGCCCATAGAAAAATTTCAATATAAAAAGTAATACCAATGTCAAATATATCAACCTTTATCTCTTCGTTTAATAATACAGAACTATCAAGAGCATACAACTTTACTGTTGATATTGGGGTTCCTGGAGGAGTATTAAATCTTATCAATAATTTTATAAGTACAGATCCAACTTCTGCTGAACTAAAAGATGCTTGGTCTGGAGTTGGTTTGGGAAGTACTTTATCTTTGAGATGCGATTCCGCAGAATTACCTGGAAGAACATTTGCTATCGTTGAACAAAAAACATACGGTCCAGTTAATAAATTTCCAGTACAAAACGCATATGATCAAATAACACTTTCATTTTTATGTTCTGATGATATGCGAGAAAAGGTATTTTTTGATGCTTGGTTAAGTTTTATTTCCGCAAATTACTATTCCGCAATTCCTGGTATTGGAGAATCGTTTGGAAGACTTGCGTTTGACTTTGAATATAAAGATAATTATGCGACAAATATAACAGTAACCCAAAAAACATTAGATGGTAGAGATGCCTACAAATCCATTCTAAAAGAAGCATTCCCAATTAGCGTAAATGCTATGCCATTGTCTTGGGAGGCACAAAATACAATTAACAAACTTTCAGTGACATTTGCGTTTCGTTATTTTACTGATAATATGTTTAAAAATATAACATTACAAGTCCCATTTATATAAAATTTTGAAATAACCATTGAGGAAAATTGAATGAATTTACCATTGATACAAACTCCAGTATATGAAGTTTTTCTTCCGATATTGAAAGAAAATATTAAGTTTAGACCATTTCTTGTTAAAGAACAAAAGATTCTTATGATTGCGATTCAATCTGATGAAAAAGATTTTGCCAATGAAAATCTGAAACAGATCATAAAAAACTGTTGTATATCAGAAATTGACATTGAAGAATTATCTTCCTTGGATCTTGAATTTTTCTTCTTACATTTAAGAGCAAGATCAATTGGAGAAGTTGTTGAAGCAAAATATAGATGTGAAAATAAAATATCAGATGGAGAAAGTTGTAAAAATTTAATGCCAGTTAATATCAATTTATTGGATATTGACGTTAATCTAAAAGATTATAATGATACTATAAAGATAAATGATCAAGTTGGAATTAAATTCAAATATCCAAATTTCAAAACTATTGAGAAGTTGAATGGTGATAATAACATCATTGATAAAACTTTTGATGCTATTATTGATTGTATAGATTATATTTTTGATGATAGCAATTTCTATTATCCAAAAGAAGCAACGCATCAAGAAATGATAGATTTTATCGAATCCCTTAGTGTTGAACAATTTAAACTTATAGAAGAGTATTTCGCAAAACTCCCAAAGGTTTCGCAAGAGTTGAAAGTAACTTGCTCAAAGTGTGGACACAAGCACTCCATAACACTAGAGGGCATTCAAAATTTTTTAGACTAACCCTTGGTAATGATAATCTTGGTAATTACTATAAGATTAATTTTGTTTTAATGCAGCATCACAAATATAGTTTAACAGAGATTGAGACTATGTTACCTTGGGAAAGAGACATTTATATTTCACAGTTGGAAAAATATATTCAAGACGAAAATGATAGAATTAATAATCATTAAAATAGGATACTAAAATGGCAGATTCGGGAATTGCTAAAATAGCAGACACATTAAGAAACCAAAATTCTGGTGGATTTCGTATGGCTCAACCAGCACAACCTCCAGTACAAAATATTACTGTTGTTCAGCAAGGTTCCCAATCTGTCCAAACTGGGACTACTGATGGGGATAAACAAATTGTCAGAGCATTAACTGACATATATTCTATCTTACAAACACAATTAAATTTTGAAAGACAAGCACACCAAGAAGATAATTTAAAACAAGCATTGGTACCAAAAGAATTCCAAACTGAAATGGATTCTTCGGCAATAAGAGAATCCAACGCACTGAGTAGTATTGATGAAAATATCAAAAAATTATTAGATAAAGATTTTCGAGGATGTTCATCAGGACTTGGAGATGTTGCTGGAGCTGCAGCAGGAATGATGGGGTTGGGAAAAGCACTAAAATCAATTATTCCTATTTTGGGAACATTTGGAACAGTTCTCGCTGGATATTCTGGAGTTTCTGGAGGATTTGCTGGGAGTGTTGCCGCTGGAGCTCTCAGAGGAGGAATTCCTGGGGCAATTGTTGGTGGATTGGGGTGGGCTGGTGGAAGAATAGTTGGAAGAAAAAAAGATTCAGATCCAAGACTTGGAAAATGGGATGATGTTGGAAAACCCGGTTCAAAAATAAGAACTTCTGTTGATGATGGGACAAAGGCACTCTTAGACAGAATAACACAAGGAGAAGGAACCTCTGATGAAAGGGCGAAAAAAAGTGGATTTGAGTCTGGATATGATGTTCCTTATGGTTTTGGTAAATATGGCAAACCAGAAAAACCACTATCTGAAATGACAGTTGGTGAAGTTAAAGAATTTCAAAAAAAACAAATTGCTGCGACTAGAGGAAAAATTCCAGGGACAAATCAAGGAACTGGGGCAGTTGGAAAATATCAAGTTGTTCAGGGAACTCTTGCGGCACAACAAAAGGAGTTAGGATTTTCTGATGAAGATAAATTTACTCCAGAATTACAAGACAAAATAGGAAGAAGTTTGCTTGAAGGTAGAGGATACTCTAAGTTTAGATCTGGGAAAATTTCAGGAAAGCAATTCCAATCAAATTTATCTCAGGAGTGGGCGTCAATTGCCGATCCAAATACTGGAAGATCTAGATATGGACAATCAACTGGAACATCTTCCGAACAAATTTCACAAGCAATCGCATATTCAAAAGAGCATAGAGAAGAACAACCAAAAGAGCAACAACCAAAAGAAGGAGAATCTGTAACAAGATTAGCAACGGCAGCAGAAGCAGAAAATACAAATTCGGAACCTTCTACATGGAGTAAATTGAAAACTTGGGCAACAAAACCTTTATGGGGAGATGGGTCAGAAGAACCAGTAAAGACAGCAACAAAAGAATCTCAAGTTCCAGAAGGTGGAAAATATGCTGAAGAAGAGTCCGAAATGGAAGAATCGAATGAACCAATTCTAACAGAAGACGGACAAGCACAAAAGTTAACAAAAGAATCTTCTGATGGGGGATATAATGATTATTTCCAACAAATGGTTTCTTTATTATCTACAATAGCAGAAAAAGTTGGAGGAGATAAAAAGGAAGAAAATACGGAAGAAGAGGACGAAGAAGAAGAAACTTCCGAAACTGCTCAAAGAGAAGATGGGACTCAGCAAGAACCCCAATTGACAGCAAAAAAAGAATCTTCCGCGACACAACAACAAGCATCTCCAAATTTAGTTAATTTGGGAGTAACTCCAATGACCCAACAATCAATGAATCCTATGGGAGCATTACAAGGAGTTTTGTCTACCGCTCAACAAGGTATGATGATGGGACAAATGTTTGGTGGTATGGGTGGAGGCGGTATGGGTGGAATAGGCGGGGCAATGTCTGGTATTGGAATGGCAGGATCTGCTATTGGATCTGCTGGATCAATATTGGGAGCATTAGGTCAAACATCTCCAATGCTATCTGGTGCTGGCAACCCTATGGGAAGTGTTATGGGAACTCTTGGTAGCACTTCCGGTATTATGTCTGGAATCCAAGGCATTCAAAATATGGGAAGAGGAGGTATGGGTGGAGGAATGGGAGTTACCCAAGGCATATTAGGTATGGGACAATCTGTTCTTGGTTCTGTTCAAGGATTAGGACAAGGAATCGGAAATGCTTTTGGGGGATTGTTTGGACCAACACAAAGTAAAGTTGGTACAATTGTTGATGGAAAACCTGTCTATGGGGAAAATCAAATCAACAAATCAATGTCAACCAAACCTGTAGAAGAGGTTTCTCCAAATAAAAATAAAGTTGGACAAAGTTTGAATATTGATGCTCAAGTAAAACAGATATCTGAGATTGATCGTAAAATGAATGATCCAAATCAACCAATTGATACTAGAAGCGATCAACAAAGAGTTACTGAAGGTATTGATGCTGTATCAAAAGCAGAGCAAGAGATAAAGGCAAATCAAAATAAAGTTGGGCAAAGTTTGACATCTAGTCCAAATGTTAGTTCTTTGGGAGTTGGATCTGATTCTTCAGCAATCAACGCAAAGTATTCAATGGTTCAAGAAACTCCAAGCACTGGAGCAAAACTTGAAGGATTGACAACTACAGTTGCTTCGGCAAAAGAAGAAAGAATGGTTCCACAAGAATCACAACCAACTATTATTAATAATGGGGGAGGGGGACAATCCCAACCAGCTGGAGGTGGTTCTGGAACTCCAACACCAGACGGTGTTATGGGTATTGATATTGGAGTCAGAACAGACGAACCAACATTACTCAGGGCACAGTATGGTTCAATTAGAACAGTATAAAAAAAGGGGGCAATTGCCCCCTTTATCAAAAATGAATAATTAATTATTCATCTTCTAGGAGTTTGGAGAAATAATCCAAATCGCCATCTTCTTCATCAGAAGATCCACCGAATACAGATTCAATTTCATTTTCCTTATTTTCAATCTTCTGTGACTTTACAGCTTCCATAGTGTTTGAACGGGAAATATTAGCAGAAGTTACACCAAGAACCTTATCTAACTTAGTCTTTAATTCATCATAAGACTTAAAGTTCTTTGGATCAATAACATCCTTCAAAGAATGTTCTGACTTCCAAACCGTTTCCAATTCATCATCAGAATCCTTTAGTGGAGCAGAAGAATCAAATTCAGAAAGATCATAATTTTGATAACCATCAACCTTACGAATCTTCAACTTAAAATTAGCACCAGTCCAAAGGTCAAATGGATCAACCGCAGCATCATCTTCAAACTGTGGATTCATCGCAGTGGTAATCTTTTCCATGATCTTCTTACCATAACGGAAAAGAAAAGTCTTACCTTCGTTTTCTGGGTGCTTTGGATCTTTTACTACATAGACATTTGAAACGTAGTGTAGTCTACGCTTTTGTTTACGAGCAATTTCTTTATTTGCTTCAATTCCAGAATTCCAAAGTTCGGAATTATATTCACTCAGAGGGTCTTGCTTACCAATTGTGGTAAGACTCTTTTCGATATACCAACCACCATTTCCTTGGAATCCATGATCGAAGTATTTAACCCAAGGAAGTCCATCGTCCCCATCTTGTGGGGGGGCAGGAAGGAATCTAATGATGGCATAACCGTTTCCGGTCTTATCAACATCACACTTCCAGTACTTTTCTTCCCCCTCATTGTAATTTGCCGGAGAGGACATTGCCTCTACTGCCTTAGACAACTTCTCAAGAGAAGATCCAGAAGAACGCTTTAAATTAGCAAAACTTGACATATATTAATACCTCTTAAAAAACAACTTAATACAATTTATTAACAACTTATCCACACAGTACATAATTTACATTCTATTTAGTCTCCATATTCATAACAAATTTTAATTTTCCACAATCATATATTCTAGGAATTTTTAGAAAATCCATATTTTCAAATTCTGTTTTTGTTTCATCATATTCATTAGGAAATTTCTTTTTAATCAAATCCTTCCTAAAATTGGATTTGTGGACTCTAGTTTTATTCACAATATATTCATAATCTGGACTTAAAGTTTTTTCTAAGATAAATCCAGAATTTAAATATACATCTCCACTATGCCATCTGAGATCAGCAAATGTTATTATGCTATCCCAAACATAACTCCTCTTAAAACATTCTAGTAATTTTGTAAACCCTCCAATAACATTATATTTTGTTGCGTATCTGTTAAGTTCAAATATTCCAGATGACCGCTTAAAAAATGTCATAACAGCACAAATTTCATTTTCATAAATTAACCCAAGATTTATTGACCCCTTTCCATTTCCTTGGATGTGAAAGGAATCTAAAAATTTTTTCTTATCTTGTGGAGAAAGTTCAATAATCATACATTTTCTAGCAAAAATCTTTTTTGTGTTAGAAATTCCTAAAATATGGAGCAATTTTGATTTTACAATTTCGGTTTTTTGAATCCATTCATCTTCATAAATGGTCAATAATTTTATACCCTTTTCTTTACATAATTTATATTTTTGTTGATGTGAACCAACAGACTTTTTAAAAGATGAGTGATGAAATAGTCCATTATATTCAATAGCAACATTTTTTTCTGGAATAAAAATATCAACCTCTTTTCTACCAAAAAGTTTTAAATTTGGAACAACATCAAAATACTGTTCTAAAAACTTTCTAATACTTATCTCTTGTAAAGATGTTTTGTGTTGTTGGGTTATGATGTTGTGCTTTCTAAGATAATTTCCAATAGTAACATCGGATATTCCCAATTCTTGTCCAATTTCAATTAAAAATTTTTCTTTTACAATATGTTGATCATATAACCATTCACGATCATTCAATTTATTTAAAATATCTTCAGAAATATGTTGCTGGTTATGTGTACTTCTATCATATTTAATTTCACAAGAATTCTTTCTTTTTGTTACAAAATCCTCAGTTTTACTATAATGATCAACCCCATACTTTGATAATATTGTGGTTTTATACTTTTCTCTTATTGTGTTTGTTTTTGCTGGATTTTTATCGCCATATCTTTCTATATTGGTCGCATCAATTTTTTTCTTCACTTCAGAAGATTGAAATGCGTGCTCAACGCCAAATCTTTCAATACAACTTTCTTTTGACTTTTCTTTAGTCTCAGAATTTAAAGTTCCACACCTTGGACAACAGAATTTAGCATATTCCTTTCTTTTCCAATTTACATTATTAATTTTACACTCAAAACATTTTGGATTATCAATAGTATTATTAACAACGTGCCAAAGTCTTTGTCTTAATGATGCCGAATCACCCAAAAATCGAGTTTCTTCCAACAAAAGAAGAAGGAACCTTTGATGTTTATATTTTAAGTTGTTTGCTGAGATAGGAGCATTCTGTATTAGAACACACCAATCTACCAACTCTTTTGAGAACATTTAATTTCCTGTAAAATAATATCTTTCATTTTATCAGAATCAAAGTGTATAAATGGATAATACTTTATACACTTCATTTTGAAATCTTTCCAAATATATTCATCTTGAATTTTATTTTCCCACATTCTAAAGAATTTTATTATGGAATTCAGAATAAGTAAAGTTTCTAATGAAATGGTTTCTTGTAAAACTTTTCGCATCAATATGGGAAAATCAGCATCTACCAAAAGAACCTTGTTTAGATCATCATACTCATCCAATAGAGAAATTATATCATTCTTGAAAGTATAAGTCAAACTTTCTTTTTTCTTTTGAAACTTAACATATCGCTCATTACATTCTTCAGATACTAAATCAAATACCCAGACATTTTGATCCTCAATAAAATTAGAAACATAAAAATCTTCCAGATTAGTACCATACTTTTTATCTAATTTATCAAAAATATAAACTTGATTTTTTGGTACAGTCTTTGATTTAATCTTTCCGTGATATTTGAAATAATTGTATGTGTCTGAATTAAAATGTAACTTTAGAGCATTATATAATCTATATGAATCATATGCGCTCATAGTTTCAAATAGGCAATACCGGAATTTTCTCAAGCATATTATTTTTCATTGCTTCTTCAGCAATTTTTGCCTTGATGGATGGAGTGATTAATTTAGCAGCAACATCAACTTCCAAACCAATGGATTCGCAATATTCAGTAATTGCGTCAATATATCCAATCTTGTCTTTTTCTGCCAATGAAATTATCTTTGATGAAAACAATTCCATTTCTTCAAACTTTACCATACAAGTCTCCTAATAAAAAATACCTCCCCCAAAATTAGAGGAGGTGTATATTATACAAAATACTTTATTTAATTACCTCCAAAGATACTTTCGCAACTCCTTTCATATCAATTGCTGATTTTGCTGCATTAGAAAGGTCTATTACTCGTCCTCTTACGAAAGGACCCCTGTCAGTGATAGTTACAAATACGGATTTTCCATTATATAGATTTGTAACTTTTACTTTAGTCCCAAACTTTAATGTTTTATGAGCCGCCGTCAAATGTTGACTATGAAAGATTTTACCCGAGGCGGTTTTTCTACCCTCAAAACCTGGACCATACCATGAAGCAGTTCCAGTTTGTGCCGAAGAAATGCTAGAAAAAATAAGCATTAAAGTTAAGATTGATGTAAATTTCATCTTTTGTCTCCTATATAACCGATTTATGTGTCGGTCTTCTATTTGATGATTAAGATTACTTTTTTTATGTAAAAGCAAACTAAATACCAACCAAAAAATTTAGTCGGTAAAGTATTTATTATACTTTATTTTATAGTAAAAGTCAATGATAATGCTTATAATAGTATTTAATTTTACTAATTAGTGGATTAATATAGTCCTTTGTTGGTTTGATAAAGACTTGAGGATTTCCATCATCAACGGCAATAATAATAACAATTTGTTTAATAATAATACCAGTTAATTCAGCATAAGAGAGGGAATAAAATGTTGCTTGCTGAAAATAATCTTCAATCCATTCTTCTTTCTTTTCTTTTGAAGATGTTTTATAATCAATAATAGAAAGAATATCATCAAATTCGGCAATCGCATCACATCTTCCAGCTATCTGTAATCTATTGGAATATAATGGAACCTCTAGTTTATGAATATTATTGATTCTATGAAGATGTGGTTTTATTGAATAAAAACTTGCCAAAGAATCTGGCATATATTTTTTCTTATCAATTTCTTCATTTAACAGATATTTTTCACATAATAAGTGAACTTTGGTTCCACGAGAAGATGCTCTATTTGAAATTTTATTTGCTTCTTCTTCACCAACACGCTTTCGCCATTGTAATAATGAATCTTTTTTGAATTGCCCCAGAACGGTAGTAATTGAAGGATACTTTCCGCCTGGGGTAATATAATGTCGCTTACCATCAATATTTTCTGTACTCAACTCCAATAATTCTATTGGAGGACAATGATTAAATGTCATAAAATTATAATCCTAATTTCTCCTTGGCAACAAGGAACTCTTTTACCAATCCCGATCTTACAATGTCATCCAAACCAAATTCTACAATACTAAATGAAGGAATCAAACTAACGATTCTAATAAAATCATTAAATCCGCTAATCTCTTTTCTTCCATCAAGATCCGTTTGTCTAAAATCTCCAGAAAAAAAGATTCTTGTTCCTTTTCCACATCTGGTTATAATTGTAGAAAGTTCATGAATATTCATATCCTGCATTTCTTCAACAATAATCAAACAATCATCAAAAGTTGTTCCTCTAACAAAACTGGTTGATTGAAATTCAACCACAGTTTTCTTCTTTAAGATTTCATAAGCATCCGATCTTCCAAATAAATCACCACAGATACCTTTATATGGCATTTCATATGCTGCCATCTTTTCTTTTTCATCTCCTGGAAGGAAACCAATATTTCTAGTAGGAACAGATGATCTGAATATGATTATTTTACTATAATCTTGCGAATTAATCAAGTCATTTAAGCATAGATAAAATAATAAAAATGTTTTTCCTGTACCAGCAGAACCAGCACAAACTATATGTTTACCATCGGCATAAGAAGAGAACACTTTTCCTTGATTTTCTGTTAATGGATATATTTCTTTTAGTTGAAGTTGAGTTGCCCCAGGTGTTGTTGGTTTTCTTCTTTGCTTCTTAACAAATGAAACATCATCCACTTCATCAATCTCATGACTTTTGAGGAATTTAGTATTTACTTTCTTTGCTACTCTTGACATAAACCATCCTTTTTAAATAAAAAAAGGGAATATGATATAGTACCATATTCCCCATTTTGGTTTTTGAAATTAGTCAATATGTTCCATGACTATCAAGAAAATGTCATCATATTTAATCCCAGCGACTTTCCATTTTATGTAATGGATTTGCCCTTTTGATTTTATCTATTACTCCTTCTTTGAAATCCAGAGGTGGTCGTTTGATTCCCAATGAAACAGAATCTTGAAAATTTAATGTTGAAAAGTGTCTCTTCATATGAGGATGGTCTTCTTTAAATTTATCAAGTTCTGACATCTTTAGTGAAATTTCTTCTACTTGATCTGTTTCTGTATTTAAAAATTCATATAATGGCATAGTGTTTCAATAATATAGTTGTTTATAGTAATATTTATCTAATGTTAGATTTTGGATCTGATTCCCAAGCAACTTGAAGTTCCGCAATCTCATCAACGACCGTTGCGAATAGATACTCTTCGTTTTAATTGTTCACGGCAGTTCTTACATCTTTTATGTTCATACAACCAGACCAAAAACTAAAACCCAAGAAAGAGTAGACTCATCCCAGTAATACATTTTGCCATCATCAGGATAAGGTACTGGTGCTTCCCATTGGTAAATTGTTGTGTTCAATAACCAGCTTGGATAGGGTTTTGGTGGGATAAATGCTTGCGCCGTAACATCGAATGTATAACCAATCCCTGCATAGTTGTACCTGAAAGACGCATTGTAAGAAGTCTGCGCCCAGATGGTGTCATCCCCATAAAGTGACTGACAAAATGCAATACCTACAGGCTCGGATTCAGGAAAAGGAAGGTTATCAATCGTCGCGTTATTAACGACAATTACTTGGGTTACTATATTTAAATGGTCTAATTGTGCAAAATACGCCATTAGAATGTGATGCTCCCTGATCCTGTGAAGGTGTAGATTTTGTTCCCGCCCACATTAGTAAAGGTTGGTGATCCAGTGGTTGATGCTGCATCTTTATAAGTGTTTGGGTAGCTGATAATAATTATGCCTGAGCCGCCTGAACCACCATTAGGAAGTGTAGTCCCATTTGATCCACCTCCTCCTCCGCCGCCGCCCGTGTTAGCTGTACCAGCCGTCCCAACTCCTCCCGCACCGCCGCCACCGCCGCCACCATTACCTCCAGCGCCGCCGCCAGAATAGTAACAGCCTCCACCGCCGCCACCGGCGTAATACGTAGAAGTACCTGAAATAGTAGACGCGACACCTACGCCCCCAGCACCGCCACTTGAGCTTCCGCCATTACTACCTACAGCACCTGCGCCACCACCACCACCCATACCGTAATTAGGCGTAGCGTAACCGTTTCCGCCAGCGTAGCCTTGACCCGCTGTACCAGAGCCATAGGTGTAGGAAAACATTCCACCGCCGCCAGAACCACCAGAACCACCAGATAATCCACTGGCAGAATCCCCACCATGCCCGCCGCCAACAGCCGCGGTAAATGAAGCAAAAGTTGAGTTACTACCGTTCGTAGCCGAGATGCTGCTTACGTAATTGCCTGCTGTGCCGCCACCGCCTACCGTGACTACATAAGTAGTTGCAGGGCTAATAAGCGCAGAAGAAACTTGCAGCAAACCACCCGCACCAGCGCCACCGCCATTTGAGCCACCGCCACCACCACCAGCAACAACGAGATAATTAACATTTGGCGTAGCTGATGCACCACCGCCACTACCCAAAAACATTTGAAGTATTCCAGACATTAGGTCAACCCCGATCCAGAAATGATCCACGTTGTTGAAGTCATTTTAAGTGCAGTCGCTGTGCCATATTGAGCCAAAGTCCTACTTCCGGTTGTTCCAGTGCCACCTAAATACATCGTATCTGTAGTGATGGCGATTGTCATTGCATTGGCAGACATATTAACAAACGTGACCGCAGTACCAATTGGAAACGCAACAGTACCGTTGGCCGGAATGGTCATTGTCGTCGCCGCCTGAGCAGCAGCCATATAAATATGCTTACCAGAATCTGCCAGTACCAGTGTATATGCTGATGTTTGCGCGTTTTGAGGAATGTTTAAATATCCAACGCTTGCTGACGCCGGAGGGAACGTCATTGTTGTTGAGTCACTACCTGCTAAGGTAATGCTGTTACTAACAGTTAAGGTCTTACCATCAGCGATAGTTAAAGTTGATCCGGTTGCTGGGGCCGTTAATGTGACTTTATTAATGGTACTAGAAATAGTGGCAGAATTGGCAGTAAATGATTTGGCAAAAGAAACATTTTGATTGGTATCAATAGTTAAAGCAGCATTTCCATTAGTTTGTAATTGTAGTGTACCAGAATCATCTGCTGAATATACTAAACCAGATGTGGTTGAATTTGATGCGTTAATTGTTGATGCCATTTATTTTCTCTATTATTCTGTTGGAGATGTATGGTATATTTATGATAATTGATATCTGATACCAGAAGAACCATCAATTATTAATGACATGCGTTAACCCTTATATTATTATCCATCTTTGAGCGGGAGGAATTGTTACTGAAACACCATTTGCCATATTCATAGGACCAACACTCAGTCCATTTATTCCAGGAGCAAATGTGTAACTTGTAATTATTGTATTTGAATTTGTTATGATTGGAGGATTGTTTGTTCCACTAACAACAACCTTCCAAGTACCATCTCCACACAAAAAAGTGTTGGCATTAGCAGTTCCGGTTGCTAATAGAGAAGTATTTGGGGTTCCAACAGACAAATCATTTGTTGGAGATTTGGAAAGAATGCCAGTATTTGCCGAATTATAATTTCCAGCAAAACCACCTAATGAAAATGTACTTGTTGTCATTTTACTCTAAATTTTTTTGGTTATATTCCTTATTTATAAATTAAGGAAATGATGCCCAAGTCGAATCTCCTCTCCAATATGAATTTAAAGTTGTAAGTTGTATATCTGAAAGGGTTCTAATTTGAGACATTTTTTGTCCTATTTGTAAATACTTTTAATATTTAAACTGGAGATTCTCGTTCTACCCAAGATGTTGTTGCTTCATCCCAAATATAAATTTTATCATCCGTTGGCATTGGGGTTGGGGCATTCCATAAACAGGTTTCTTCATTCAAAACCCAAGAAGCAAATGGTTTTGGGGGAATAAACGCATCTCTTATTCTATCATAAGAAAATCCGATACCAGCATAATTCTTTCTTAATGCTTTGGTTTGATCTTCTGATGGTTCATTTGAATCTGGTTTATAATGTACTCCACCTCTTGTATTATAAGAAGTTTGAATCCATTCACCAGGTGACGAATCAACAAAAGTGTTAAAAAATTCTGCTTCAGCAACAATTACTTGTTGAACAATCCCATCTGTAATTTTCGCATAGTGTCCCATATAAATCCTCTTTTTTCTTTAATTGGTTTAAAATAATTTAAGCATTCTGCTATAGTTTGTTGTCGTATATATTCATCACGAATTTCTTGAGGGGTTGGTTTGGGTAATTCATTGTTTTCATCCCAATGTATTATCTCAAACATTCCTCCAGAACAACTTAATGAATATATTGCTCCTGGTCTTAGAGAATCCATTACAGTATTGATTCCCCAAGAGAATCCATTTTCTGTTGTAAACCTATTAATTGTGTCTTCAATGTTCATAATTTATATTAAGATAATTGGTAGCGAATGATGACAATACCGGAACCACCATTGCCGCCTTGAGTGGGGTATCCAGACCATGATCCACCGCCACCACCTGACCCTGAGTTGGTTGAAGCGTTGCCGCCGACACTCGCAGGCGCAGTGGGACCAATTCCTCCGGTTCCACCTCCAGCTGACCCAACCCCTCCTGTAGCGCCGCCAGCACCTAACGCATAGCAAGAACCGCCACCGCCTCCAGCTCTAACGACAGATGCGCCGGTAATCGCTGACGCTAATCCGGCTCCTCCAGCACCGCCTTGGTATCCACTTGGAGCTGCCTGACCAGCGCCTCCAGCGCCACCTCCGCCACCAGCCGCGTAGGGGTTTGCATATGCCGAGCCGCCGCCTGAGAAACCTTGTCCAGATGTTCCTGAGCCGCCAACGCCGTTGACCGAGGGCCCAGAAGATCCGCCGCCGCCGCCTGATCCACCTGATCGCCCAGTTTTAAGCGATGATGTTTCGCTTCCATATACTCCGCCACCGCCGCCACCGATAGAGGTGACTGCCCCAAACACGGAACTACTACCGTCTGCACCGCGAGTGGCCTCCGTATCTCTCGCCGCATTTGACGCCGCACCCGCTCCGCCCGCCCCGACGGTCACCGAATAATTGTTGGTGGTAAGGTTTACCAGCGATTCAGCAGACGCACCGCCGCCAGACAATTCTCCTACAACAGAAGATCTATACCCGCCAGCACCGCCACCGCCACCAAGGTCACCACCACCGCCGCCACCTCCCGCAACAACAAGATAATTAGCATTAGCAGAAAATCCAGTAGGAACTACAAAAGTATTTGATGATGTAAATGTGTGGATATAATATCCATTTGCTGTTGTTATTGTACCACCAGTTGGTAATCCAATACTAGTTTTTTGCGTTATACCTGACGCAACTCCATCTGAATTTGTTAATATGATATTAACTGTATTTCCAGAACCTAGTGCGTATATTGAAGCAGGAACTAAAACCGTTGCTGTTGTATCCGTTAATGATGTTGTTGTCGCATTGGCATTGAC